TCGGAAGTCTTCATCAACGGGGAAGCGAAAAATCTGCAGTTGACAGAAACGGAAATTCCAAAGCTGGGGCAGGTGACCATCATTGAGCAAGATTGATGAAATGGCTTTTCATCTGCCGCCATACTTGACGGAAATCCGGGAGATCCAAGATATTTTAGCGGCCGAGGCGCCAGAATTTGAGAAGCAAAATCAAGAGATTTTCGATATAACAGACCAGCTTTTCGTCACGACGGCCACATGGGGGCTGGACAGGTGGGAAAAGATTTTGAATGTCAGACGCGAGGCTTCAGACGGCGTTAATATTCGAAGGGCACGACTGTTAACCAAGATGTCCAATATTCCGCCGATTACTGCGCGCTCGATCGAGCGCGCGGTCAATGCCTTTTTAAAACAGCCGTCCGCCTCCGTCAGACTGACGGCCGGACGGTATCATTTTTTGCTGAGCGTAAACGGTGAGGATCTGCAGTTTATACCTTCGATCATTCAAACTGTCAATCATATGAAGCCCGCCCATTTGGCTTATACATTCCGGGGCGGGTTTCATTATGAATATCGGCCGCCGAAAAGCATTCATAACAGACTTGTTTTAAGAAGCAAAAACCGATTTTTCGGTACGATACCGGTTTATTTGGACGGACAGTATCTGCTTGATGATTCATTCTACTTGAACGGTTTTCGAGAAATCGACGGTCTGCCCCGCAGGTTTAAACAGCAGCTCACACTGCGCCACAAGAAGCGGCAATATATCCGGTCCGCCTTGAGCTTGACGATAAAGGCGGCCGCTGAAAACCGGCGGAAACAGCAAACAAAAGCAGGCATGAAAACCGGCATTACCAATCAAAACAAACAGATCCAGTCCTTCAAAATCAGCTGCAAATGCGAGCATGAATTTAAGCAAGCAGGCGCGCTAGAAATGAGGGAGAAGTGGTGGACGTTAAACGGCGCATTTTTGCTCGACGGAACGAAGCAGCTGGCAGCAGCGGCGCAAAAAATCGCATTGTAAAGGAGAAATCAAAATGGCACAACAATTAACAGTGACAACGCTTTATGCGAGACAGCAAATGGCAAAAGCACGGGCTGAGGGGGGCAAGCTCACCAAAATCACAAAAATGGCTTTCGGAAACGGAGGTACAAACGATAAAGGTGAACCCGTTGCTTTACAGGGCAACGAACAGGCGCTGAAAAACGAACTCTTGCAAAAGGAAATCGACGGCTTTGTCTTCATGGAACCGGCGAAAGTCCGCTATACATGCACTTTGGGAGAAAGCGAACTGGCAGGAGAGACGATCAACGAGCTTGCCCTTGTCGATGAAGCCGGAAAATTCACAGCGGTCAGAACGATGACAGACAAGCAAAAAGACGGCGACATCGAGTTCGTCTTCGAAATCGACGACATTTATTAAAGGAGCTGAAACAAGGTGGACATCCAAAAACCGAGACGCCAGGTTCCTGTTTTTTTATCCTAAATAAGAAGCAAATACACCAGAGTGGTGCCAAACCTAAAAAAATACAGCAATAGTCATCACAATTGAATGAGAGGCGAAAACAGGATGGATATAAAAAAACCAATGAGTTTTAAAACAACAGATCGTGCCCATGCTGATCTTTTTAATAAAGTTGTCGATCAGCTCAATGAAAATGATCAACTGATTGTAAACTATATTGATGAGATCGATCAAAAAACAGCAACAAAAAAAGAGCTGGATTCACATGTGAAAGACGGCACACTGCATATTACAGAACATGATCGACACAGGTGGAATGAAAGTCAACTGTTTAATATTACTCAGGAAGATGGGCAAGGGAAAATTAATATTCATGAAAATGAAGATTTTCATGTTGTCCTCCCTCAGCATACAGGACTTATTCACTTTACGGCGGAGTCAGGGGCACTAAACGGACCTGGTCCTTCTATCAGAGGAATTTGGACATGTAATTCTGAGGGAAATGAAGGACAAATCATCGCTTTTGACAGAGCAAATAAAACCTATCGAAAATCAATTTTGGGGGGTAAATGGACGGAATGGACGGAATTGGAAACAACAGCAGGGTCTCAAACAAAAGTGGATGCTCATGCGGACAACCCCGACCTTCATATTTCCGAACAAGAACGTAAAAAATGGAGTAGCGGACAATTATACAAGTTAACGAATGATCAAGGTTCAAGGACAAGATTGCAAAGTGGAGCAGATATTTTAAAACTGCCGACCGGATTTTATGTTGCATTAGGGAATGAGGTACAAAATAACCCGGTTCAAGATAGTTCCTGGTTTACCTATGATGTCATTGAGGCTGATTTAGAACGAAAAACAATATATGCATGGCGGACTTATGATAATACATTATGGCATGGATCTGTTCATACTGATGGAATTTTTAAGGGATGGAAGCGAATTATAACAGCTGCTGATTTAGAGCCTGCCTGGACCGAAGTTCCCCTTAAGAACGGAGCTTCCCATGGTGATCGAAAGGTGCGTTGTGGTTTAATAGGCGGACTTCTAATATTAGAGGGGGAAATTGTGACAAAAAGGGGTGTTGTTTTTGGGACACTTCCGGAAGCCTATCGGCCGTCAAAATTTCGAAGCAGAATTGTTCCGATTTTCGGTACCACAGGGATGACTAAGTTATATATTGAACCTGATGGAAATATGAGATTGGAAGGCCAGATTGCAGATAAACTTGAGAACATTACATCTTATGGTTTAGATGAAGTGATTCCCCTTTAAAAAGTAAGGGGTTATACATTTTGATATCATACTTTTTTGTCGGCATAATGAATGTCGAGTACATGTGTAAAGGGGGATAAGAGACGGTGCAATCAAACGATATTTTTCAGAAAGAGATTACAGAATTAAAGTCCGGGCAAAAAATACTCGAAAAACGCGTCAGCACACTCGAACGAACATCAGACCGCCACGATCAGCAAATCATCTCAATTAACGAAAAACTGAACAAAATCGAAGAGAATACAACTTGGATCAAGCGCAGCATCACAGGCGCGATCATTACAGCGGTCAGCACCGGCATCATCGGCGGAGCGATCGCTGTTTTTTATAATTTATTGCAGAAATAAGGGAGGACAAGATGATGAAACATATCGACAAAGGCACGGTCGTCAGGACGGTGCTTCTTTTTATTGCGCTGGTCAATCAGACGTTGATCATGTTTGGAAAGCCGGTTTTACCGGTCGCCGAAGATCAGATTCATACATTGGCGGATGCCCTGTATTCGGCAGGGTCTGCGGCTTTTACGATCGTTGCATCACTGGTTGCCTGGTATAAGAACAACTATGTGACGAGCAAAGGGAAAATGCAACAAGAGGTTTTACAGAAAAAAGGTTTAACGAAATGAAGCCGTCTTTGAGGCGGCTTTCTGAATTGAATGTGAAAAGGAATGATGAAGTTTGGTCAAAGTCATCAAGAACTTTGTAAAAGTCAATCAATACACCCGTCCCGGGCTGAAGCTTGCGGCAGTCAATGGAATTGTCATGCATTGGACGGCGACGCCCGGGGCTTCCGCTTTAAATGAGCGCAATTATTTCAATGGCACTTGCATTATTGACAAGCGTTATGCCTCGGCTCACTATTTTGTCGACCGCCATGAGGCACAGCATGTTATTCCCGATCAGGAAGTCGCTTATCATGCGCATGATCAAAACCGCTGCTATGTCAGCTTCCTGAAGCCGAATGCCAATACAATGGCGCTCGGGGTCGAAATGTGCGTGGAAAAAGACGGTACCATCCATGAAAAGACGATTCGCAATGCGGCAGAGCTTGTAGCTGATTTGTGCAAGACATACGGTTTGTCCACAGATCGGATTGTCCGCCATTACGATGTCACCAACAAAAGCTGTCCAACCCCGTGGGTGAAAGATGCCGGCCAATTGTCAGCTTTCCGTAAAAGAGTAGACGCCCTTTTGGGAACGAAAACCGTATCCGTGTCGGCTGCCTCCACCAGCAAAACAAGCTCATCGTCGGGCATTATCCTCAAAAAAGGAATGTCAGGCGCTCATGTGAAAAAGCTGCAAACGCGCTTGATCGCGGCCGGTTTTTCGCTGCCCAAATACGGGGCGGACGGAAGCTACGGAAACGAGACGGTGCAAGCGGTTGCTTCTTTACAAAAGAAAGCGGGAATTAAAGCCGATGGCATTTACGGCCCGGCAACTGAAAAAGCCCTCACAGCCGCTGAAGCGTCAGCGGGCGGTAAGAGCAAGACATGGACTCTTCCCGCCGGCATTTATAAGGTGAAAAGCCCGCTGATGAAAGGAACGGCCGTCACACAAATTCAGACAGCCCTTGCGGCTCTTTATTATTACCCTGATAAAGGGGCCAAAAACCACGGGATCGACGGATACTACGGAGTGAAGACGGCAAACGCGGTGAAACGTTTTCAGTTGATGTACGGTTTGGGGGCGGACGGAATATACGGACCGAAGACAAAAGCGAAAATCCTTGCTCTCTTGAAATAA